CTGAGCTCTGATCTTGCTGATCTGATGGGGTATTAGCGATGGCGACACATCCTGATGATCAGATCCGCGTATCTGTCAGAGCGACACGACCATCGAGTACTGTGCCGCAGGAGGGTCGCCGTGGCATCGAGCGCATCGATGCGACTCAAGCCAAGGCTCTATTGCTGGCTCGGCAGCAATACCTCGAGGTGCGTGATCGCATGCAGGATAGCGGAGTCCTGGTTTCCACCATGGACGCATCAGGTCGTGTACTGCAATTGCCTGAGGATGCGATCATCATGGATTGTTGCAATTGTCGCCGGGCAATGACTCGCAATAAAAAAAGCTTGCCCTTGTGGGCGCGTGATCGTGTCGAGGAGTATGGTGGCAGCCAGCCCGATGGCACTGGACATCTACGACCATACTGCCGAGAGTGTTATGACTGACGATCAGTTACGGCTTGTGTACGCAGCCGCGCGACGATTCCAGCCTGTAGACCTAGATCCTGAGGACTGGACACAATCGATGATTGCATGGGTGCTTGGACACATGAACTCTTACGATCCTGCCCGTGGTGCGTTTTCGACGTGGGTATACCAGATCGTCAGGCGTGAGCGCGCACATCACGTCAAGCGCCAGATCGAGCGTCGCAAAACGATGCGAGTGGGCACGATTGGCGACTACGATCTAGCTGCTCCATATGAGGACATCATCGGATCTGAAGAGAACTCGATGGTTGTGGCTAGAGATGTTGGCAAGGCTCTGCTATTTTGTCTGCCGCACGAACGATATGCAGTCCAAGCATGGCTGAGTGATCAGTCGTTTGCGTCTGCTGCTCAGGACTTAGGGCAGGTGCGGGCAGCAGTGTCAAGAAACTGGCGCAACGCAGTACAACGCCTGAGGCGCGTTCTTAGGAGGATGGGGTATGGATCCGGTCAACCCGGCTCATTATGATCCGCGTGATGGCTCTGATGTCGATTGCGCTCGGGCGCAATTGGCAGGGCTCGGTGTACTCGGATACCGAGCATACCTTGCTGGCAATGCGGCCAAGTATGTGTGGCGTCATACGCTCAAAAATGGCGTGCAAGATATCTCCAAGGCCATCAAATGCCTAGAGATGCTGAGGGCGACATATGACCAGCAATGAGGCAGATTGGTTACTGGAGGCGCATCAGCGCATATTGAAACTCGAGCGCGAGATAAAGCGCATGAGAGATGCCATCAGGCTGAATTGTGTCGTCCGCGTGGGCGATCAACTGATGGTACAGGACTGGGTGAGAGGGGTGATCCGTGATTTTGATGTTAATTGCAGGACTGATGATCGGCCAGAGCGCTCAGCAGAGCGCTAGCGCAAGCGCGGCGCAGGGGCGCATGGCACACCGTGGCGGCAGCTACCGTTATGAGGGCGTCGGTTTCTCAGCAGTCAGTGCGCAGCAGGCGATCCGCAACTGCTGCTACTACGGCCAGCGCACACCGATCGAGATTGCGGTGAGCCGTGGTCGCAACGGCTGGTATGCGTGCGTGAGGTACCGATGAGCAATCACACACTTGGGCCATGGCAAGGAAATGATTCAAGATTGGGCGAAACAAGTCTTAGGCTAATAAAAAAGATTAGGAAAAGGATAGTATGAAAGTTTTAATTGCGTGTGAATATAGTGGCACAGTTAGAGACGCATTTATTCGAGCTGGTCACGAAGCTTTGAGTTGCGATTTGTTACCTACGGATGTGAGTGGTCCTCATTTTCAAGGTGATGTAAAAGAAATAATCAATGACGGTTGGGATTTGATGATAGCCCATCCGCCTTGTACTTATTTGTCTGTGTCTGGTATGCACTGGACAACACGGGGATTGCGTGATCCGCAATTGACTGAGGATGCGCTGGCATTTGTACAGTGCCTAATGGATGCTCCTATCGAACGCATTGCCATTGAAAACCCGATCAGCATTATCAGCAGCCGCATACGCAAGCCCGATCAGATCATTCAACCGTGGTGGTTTGGCCACGATGCAAGCAAAAAGACTTGCCTGTGGTTAAAAAATTTGCCGCTGCTAACACCCACCGATATGCTGCCAGGTGACGCAAAGACACGCAGAGCGAACCAGACTGCCAGCGGCCAGAATAATCTGCCTCCGTCTAAAAACCGTTGGAAGATTCGATCATCCACATACAGAGGGATTGCAGATGCAATGGCAAAGCAATGGAATTAAAGGCCAATGAATAATCCAATCGAGCCATCACATTATCTGGCCAAAGACGATTCTCGTATTGCAGGAGACGATAATGGATGAGCGCTCACCACCGACACGATATGACGAGACGCTTGCATGGTGCGGCGTCGGGCTGCTCGCCGCGGCCCTTGGTTGGACGCTGTATTGGTCGCTCTGGCTCCTGCGTGAGATCCTAGGCTGATCTGCGCAGGATTGTGAGCCCGTTATTGTGCGGGTGATCTAGCACGATGCGCCAGTCGGGCATGCGATCGACAAACTCCGTGAGCGCTAATCGCAGACCACGCTTAGCGCTCATTTTGCCCCATCGCAGAGCTGCGCTCGATGCATGAGGGTAGGCAGGCTCATCGATGTAGCCAAACGTGTAGGTATCGTGCAGGATAATGTGCCCAAGATTTCTTACACGTGGCGAGTGGAGCTGTAGCTCTGCGCAGAGCTGGCTGTACGTGTGCCACGTGTCGATGAGCAGGCAATCGGTCTCCTCGATGTCTGCCTCGATCACATCGAGCTGCTTGAACTCAAAATCGATATGCTCCTCAGCCGCGATGCGGGCATGCTCGCTCATGTCGATTGGCAGAATGTCGTAGCACACAAGTCGTCTTGGTCGTGCAGATAGTAGCGCCCAGGTGGACACGCCACCGCGTACGCCCATCTCGGTGACGTGCTGGTATCCAGCAGCGTGCGAGCGGATGGTCTCGAGATGCTCTGAGATGTCACTGGGCCGATTGAGCGCATCGAGAAATGCCTGATCTAGCGTGCGCATGGGAGATACTCCGTGTACTCGTACGGCCAGTGCGGCGTGAGCTCGACGATACCGCGTGTCGTGTTGTGCTGCCGCAGATGATTGGCAGCCATCTCGCTCACTATGTTGGTGCTCCAACCGCTGGCGTGATAACCGCCAGACGTGCCCCATCTGTAAATGTAAAAACGATCCTTGTCCTCAATCTCCTGCGTGATGGTGCCGTATTTCTTGCGCAACTCATCAAATAGCAGAACGTCTATCGATCCACTATCTCTCACCTCGCTGTAGCTGCCAATCGACCTAAACACCTCACGACTCATCATCAGGTTGCAATGGTACAGATTGCGGCTTGCTGTAAGCTTGTGCGTGTCCTCCTCGAACCACGCACTAGCCGTGTGGTAGATGCGATTACTGTCGAGATGCTCGACGCTGTAGCTGAGTCGCCATGGCAGATAGATGTCGTCATCTTCCCAGATCGCTAATAGGTCGCCGGTGGCGAGCGATGCGGTCTGGTTGAACTTAGCACCAAGTGGCCGAATCTGATCTGCCACGTTGAAGATCTTGACCTGCGGGTGATCGTAGATCAGCGTCTGATCGCCGTAGTCATTAAGGATTACGAGCTCTTTCTCGCCTGCGTAATCCTGCCTTAGAAACGACTCGATGGCATGCTCGAGCTGGCGAGGCCTGCCATACGTTGGGCATAGGCAACTGATCTTTGGCAGCGTCATAACTCACCCCTGTGGTCGTGATCGTACTCTCTCGAGCCATGCCGCGGCATCGACTCTCACCAGCGGATTGTGGCTGCGCCAGTCGCTGTAATGACCAAAAATGAAATGGCAGTCCTCGCACAGCGTCATGAGATTGCCGGGTGATAACTCGAGCTCAGGATGCAGGTGATAGGGCATCACATGGTGTACCTCGAGTGAGGTGACACGGTCGCAGGCTTCACATTTCTGCTGCTGCTCGAGGTGCTTGCGCCTTACCGCTGACCATCTCGGAGATCTAGGAGTGCCGCCATAGACATCTGCCACGCCGGGCGATGTGAGCAGGCGATCGAGCCAGCGAGCAATGGCATTAAACATTGGCTGCCTCGAGCACATGAGTGCGGATCAGGTCATTGCAGTACTCAGCAAGCATGCGCCACCCGTGACCGTCTGGGTACTCAGGATCGGCAAGGATTGCATCACATGCCTCCTCAGCCCATACGCGCAGCAGTTTCGGATCTGGTATTGGCTGACCGGGGCGAACTTTGATCGCTTGCAACGTGTGCGCCTTGACCAGCGCCTCGCTCAATACTGTGGTTGCGCTGGTCAGGCATAGCTGAGACCAGCCCTCCTGCCCGCGTGCCAATCGTCGTACTCGCTCGATGTGCTCGACCATATCAGCCTCCTATATGATCCATGAGATCTTACGTTGCGGGAATCCCTCGACGTTGGAGAATATCCAGCAGTCGCCAGACTTGAGCATCGCCTCGATGGTGCTGCTTGAGGCATAGAATCCCTCGGGCCCAGGACTGCCCGGTCCTACTGGCCCAGTGTGCGATGATGCACCCCAACTGTTGTCGATGCGCCCATACTCGCGGCCAGTGATGGTGGCGTAACCGCATAGGCACATACAGTGCTGCCACGTGCCAGCGGCCATGGCGATGCCGTTAGTGTCTCGAGTCATCGTGAATCCCTGCGAC